AGGAGACTCCGGTGCTGGTCGTCCCGGGGCTGACGGCAGATGAGAAGCGCGCCTATATGCTGGCCGACAACCGGCTGGCTGAGCGCTCCGTCTGGGACTGGAACCTGCTCGCCGAGGAACTGGCTGAGCTCGTGCCTGAGGTATCCCTGGCCGACATCGGCTTCGGGGAATGGGACCTGAGCGACGGCCCCGGATCGAGCTCCAACGGATCAGGAAGCAACGATGAACAGATCACAAAGTGCCCCCGCTGCGGCCATGAGTTCGACGTGGACTCTGGCCCAGCTACCACCACTTAAGCGCAAAGCTCCGCGGGTGTTCAGCGCCTTCGCTGGCGGCGGCGGCTCCTGCATGGGATACGCCCTCGCCGGCTACCGAGTGACCGGCGCCTGTGAGATCGACGGCTCGATGGCCGACCTGTACAAGAACAACCTCGGACACAGAGTCTGGCGGGAGCCGATCCAGGAGTTTAGGCAACGTAATCCGCTCCCCCGCGAGGCACGCGACCTGGACGTCCTGGACGGCTCGCCGCCCTGCTCCAGTTTCAGCCTGATCGGAAAGCGCGACAAGTACTGGGGCGACAAAAGATACTTTCGCGAGGGACAGGCCGAGCAACTCCTGGATGAGCTGTTCTTTGAGTTCGTCGCATTGGCCAAGGTCGCACGCCCGAAGATCGTGATCGGAGAGAACGTGCAGGGCATGGTGATCGGCAAGGCCAAAGGCTACGCCAAGTCGGTGCTGGCCGCGTTCCGTGATGCCGGCTACGACCCGCAGCTGTTCTTGTTGGACTCGTCCCTGATGGGCGTACCGCAACGTCGCCGGCGGGTGTTCTTTATCGCTCGCCGCTCCGACCTCAACCTGCCGCCAGTCAGCCTGGAGTTCACACAGACACCGATACCCTGCTGGACCGCGCTCCAGGGATGCACCCTCGATGGCTCGCGCCCACTGGTCGGCGGTCTGGCGAGGATATGGCACGAGCACCCAGATCGCGGCCTGCCGATGGAGTCGGCGGTCGCCAAGAGTCAGGACATTCGACGCGGCACTGAGGGCGCGTTCCGCGGTCGCACCATCCTGGCGCCACACCTACCGGCGCCGACCATCACCGCAGTACATCGCCCCGGACACTGGGCCGAGCCCCGATCGGTGTCCGACCACGAGCTCACGCGCCTGACCACCTTTCCTGAGGACTACGACTATGGGAAGCTGAACCCGATATACGTCTGCGGCATGAGCGTGCCGCCGCGGATGATGGAAGCACTGGCACGCGAGATCAGGAGACAGTGCCTTGACCAAAGGACCCAAGCCGACGCCGCGTAACCTGCGACTGGTGCGGGGAACCGACCGGCCAGACCGCATGAACGAGAACGAGCCGATCGCGGCGGTCACGACACCGGATGCGCCGGACTACCTATCGCCCGAGGAGGCGCTGATATTCACGGACACCGCGGCGAAGCTGGCCAGAATGCGCGTGATGACCGAGTATGACGTCGATGCGCTCGCCATGTACTCCGTCAACTTCGTGCGCTGGAAAGAAGCGACCGCGCGGCTGCGCGATATGGGCCTGATGGTCCGCTCGCCTAACGACTTCCCGATGCAGAACCCTTACCTCTCCGTCGCCAACGGCGCCCAGAAAGAGTGCCTACGTATCCTGGTCGAGTTCGGACTGACTCCGAGCTCCAGGACGCGGGTCAACAAAGGCTGAGGGAGCAGATATGAGCTCGCTACAGGGTGCGGACCGGGGTCGGATAGTCCTACAGGCCCCGCCGTTGCTCATTCTCAATCGGAGCTCCCGGGGTCGATACCCCAGGAAGTGGATCCCGGTGAGCTGTCCCGGGGTCGGGCCGACCTGGAAGCCACGCCGGTGCTCATTCTGGCGGCCTGGTGCGGGGGCCAGTTGGCATCCTGGGGTCAACTTCCCGGCGGGGTCAAGTACGGGGTCAACCCGGTGCGCAAGCCACGCCGGTGCTCATTCTCTAACCTGGCCACGGGGGCCGCTTCTGGGGCCATTCCCGGGGTCAATCTGGGCTCTTTTCGGGTCTGGGCGGGTCTCGGCCAAATTCGGTGCTATTGCTCGCTTTCAGCCCACTTTTGAGCTGTTTTGGCCGATTCTGGACGGGTTTCGGCGGGTTTCGGCCTGTCTGGGCATGTCTGGGCGGGCTCCTGGGGCTCGATTATGAGCACCACGACCATGACGCACCCCGATCCTGCGGAACTGACACCGCACCCTCGGAACTCGCGCCGGCACGATAGCGCTCAGGTCGAGGAACTGCGCCGATCCGTGCGCAGGTTCGGAGTGGTCGCCCCGATCATCGTCAACGACAAGCAGGTCGTGCTCGCCGGTCACGGCATCCTGGAGGCTGCCCTTGCCGAACACCTGCCGACTGTGCCCGCGCTCGTTGTGGAGGGCCTCACGGACCTGGAGGAGCGAGCCTATCTGGTCGCTGACAATCGCCTGGCAGAGAAATCACGCTGGGATCCGGAGCTCTTGGCGGCAGAATTGGCCCTGCTGGCGCCCTCGGTTGACCTCGCCGATCTGGGCTTCACGGCCTGGAACCCGGAGGTCGGCCTGGACACCTTCACGGCTCGACAGGGAGAGATCACGGAGGATGACCTGGAGACCGATCACCTGTGCCCCTGCTGCGGATTCGAGTTCTAGTGGACGGCCTGGAACACTTCCCGCACGTCGAGCTCGCGCTCCAGTACGCCCAGGACGTGGTCGATGGGGAGATGACCTGCGGCAAGTACGAGAAGCTGTCCGCGAAGCGTTTCCTCGATGACCTCAATCGCATCGACGCCCCGTTTCACTTCGACGCGGAGATCGCCGAGCGGCCCTGCCGATACATCGAGCGGTTGCCGCACGTCAAGGGTGAGTGGGCGAAGCGGCACGAGTTACTGATCCTGGAGCCCTGGCAGTGCTTTAACGTCTGCAACGTGTTCGGCTGGGTCTACACGGACGACATCCTGGACGGCGACGGAGTTGTGACCTGCCGCGCCGGCACTCGGCGCTTCCGCACGGCCTACACGGACGTCGCTCGCAAGAATGCGAAGTCAACACTGGCCGCCGCCATCGGCCTGTACATGCTCGATGAGGACGGGGAGGCTGGCGCCGAGGTCTATAGCGCCGCCACGACCCGCAACCAGGCAAAGATCACGTTCGAGATCGCCAACACGATGGCAAAGCGCACCCCGGAGCTACCACTGGAGGTGCGCGTCCACAACATCAACAAGCCAGACAGCTCCGCCAAGTTCGAGGCGCTGCACGCCCAGGGAGAGACCCTGGACGGCTACAACGTCCACTGTTCCATCAACGATGAGTTGCACGCCTGGAAGAATCGCGACGTCTACAACGTGATCGAAACGGCGACCGGCGCGCGCGTTCAGCCGCTGATATACAACATCACCACGGCCGGCCACGACACGAGCGGCATCTGCTACGAGCTCCGCAGCTATCTGGTGCGCATCCTGGAGGGACAGATCGAGGATGATTCGTTCTTTGGCGTGATCTACTCGCTGGACAAGGACGACGACTGGACCGACCGGGAGCTCTGGCGCAAGGCGAACCCGAACTGGAACGTCAGTGTCTACCCGATGGACGTCCAGAACCTGTGCCGCAAGGCCCAGGAGGTCGTCAGTCAGGTGAACGCGTTCCTGACCAAGCGAATGAACGTCTGGGTCAACGCCGCGGAAGCATGGATGGACATGCGCAAGTGGGAGGCCTGCTACGACGCGGCCATGCGGCTCGAGGACTTCACTGGGGAGGACACGTTCGCGGGACTCGACCTGGCATCGAAGATCGACGTCAACTCGATGGCGCAACTGTTCGAGCGCGAAGTGGACGGCAAGCCGCACGTCTACTGCTTTATGCGGCACTGGCTACCCGAGACCGCCGTCCTGGAGGACCCGAACGCGCAATACGACGGCTGGGTTCGCGCCGGCCACATGCGCACCACACCCGGCAACGTCGTGGACGTCGATCAGATCGAGGCGGACACGCTCGGGGAGATCAACGGCAAGTTCGCATTGCGGGAACTGTCAGTAGACCCGATGCACAACTCGACTCAGTACGGTGTGCACATGGCACAGCAGGGCATCTTTGTCGTGGACGTGCGCCCGACGGTGCTAAACTTCAGCGAGCCGATGAAATGGCTGGAGGCATACGTCAAGGACGGGACATTCCATCACAACTGCCCGGTGCTGACGTGGATGATCAGCAACGTCGAGGTGAAGCGAGACCAGAAGGACAACATATACCCGCGCAAGGGAGCCGCTAACCGTAAGATCGACGGCGTGATAGCACTCCTGATGGCGCTGAATCGTCTCCGAGCCCAGGAGGCGACCTACTTTCCGGGCGAAGGAGTCGTTAAGGTAATATGAACATCTTGCAGCCCAGGACCTGGTTCCAGAAAGACCGCAGCTTCGACGAGATCATCCGCCTGATGTTCTCCAACGCAGTCGCATCGGGGCAGAGCGTCACCCCGGGCACGGCAATGAAGTGCACCACGGTACACGCAATCGTGCGCGCACTGACCAACGCCATCGGATCGTACCCAGTAATGGTGTTCCAGACGCTGATCGACGGTGACGGAAAGGTCACCCTCACGCCAAGACGAAAGCACAACGTGATGAAGCTGTTGCGGATGCCGAACAAGC